TTACTGTTTGGCACCATCTTTTCTGAATATACTGATGCCTTCTTCCTCTTCCGCTATCTCTATCATCTTCTCGAAGGCACGGCTACGCATCTTCTCCAGCTCCAAAGAACGACGCAATTCCTCTATGCGCTTTTGAAGGGACTCCATATCTGTCAAATCCGATTGCTTGGGAACCATCTGTAACCTCTCTTTTGTTTCTGATGGCAAAGGTAACTGGTCCGATCCCACTGGGTATTCTTTTAGCCATCTATATATGCAAGGAGGGCTCAAAGAATATTTCTTCGTTATCGCATACTTGCTCATTCCGCTACTGTAATACTCGCGTAACACGGATAATTTAAAGGGTTCCGTGAACACTCTTTTGGGCTTTCTTTTGATCATTTCTATACTTTTTAGCCCCTTAAAAGTGTCAAGCTATTTCAGGACAAGACACAGTCGGAAAAAGAAAGAACCTCTTGTCGATCCCTCCCCCCAAAAAAGTATCTTAAGTACATCGGCTCACGCACCTAAGATACTTTGCCAACGAAGTTATGACACAAAAAAGGGAGACTCTTTTAGAATCTCCCTCGTGATCGGGCTGGGGTTATATCTCGTTCTTCAATAATCTGATACACAGATTAATTAATTTAATTGTTTGTATATTGGTATCACAAATAGAAAATACTTGAAAATTGTAACCACTTCGTTAATGCCTAGGCATTAATTATAGAATAAGGATTCACCCCCCCGTTAACATCATTTAACAGATCTCTAGCAAAAGAGATTTGAAGGGCGGGAGAAGCTGTTCTCTTTCCTTCCAACAAGAGAATCCTTTCTTCTAAAATCCTGCACTTTTCTTCCAATTTAATATACTTGTCAAAAAGGATGCTGTAATCTTTTGACAGACTAATCACATGTTCAATATAAACATCTATTTCCGTAGGCATAATACAGTGTAATTAAAAACGAATAATTACTTTTAAAACAAAAGCAAAATAGATTCAGATATTAATATTCAATGTTTAAGAACATAAAAGGGACCTTTTAACACTATCAACTACTTTTAGCCATTCTCTTTAACGCCAGAACCTCCTTCTTTAATTCCTCACAGCGAGTATTAGCCAACTCCAACTCTATCTCCAGATCCCTAATCCTTTCGTCTCGTAATAGTATTTGTTTTCTACTAGTCTCATACATTATATGTATATCACTATTCTTCTCTTCCGACTTATTCATGTTACCTTCTCCACGCAAGAGCCATTCCGCTGAGATATCCCCATAATGAAGTAGAACTGACGTTAGAGTATCTAAATCAAGACCTCTCAAACCGTTCATTTTATTATTAAATGTCTTCTCTGGCATATTTATTTTATTAGCCACATCTCTATTTCTTAAAGAAGAATCCTTAAAATACATTTTAAGTCTTTGAATAACAGAATTTTCCATAAAAATATTATTTAGAATCAGTATAAATAACTTCAAAATGAAGTTTTTAACAATAAAAATTTGATCAATACTTCATATTGAAGTATATTTGCATTGTGATAGAACAAAAGTACTATCACAGCGTACTAAAAAAGAGTAATAAACAAAAGTAGTATAAAAAATGAAGAATCTTACAAATGTAAAGACAAAAATCTCGACTAGTGAGACATTATTGGGATTCAATATAGGAGAACCCACAATCATAAAAAACAAGACCATACCATACTTAAAGGTAAAAAGGGGTGTGGATTACTTGAAGACTAAAGGATATGATTTTACGATACAAACAGCGGGACGCATTGATGACGTGATTGTAACGAGATTAAAGTAAACGCTATGACAAGGAACGACGCAAGGCTTATAGCCGAGGAATTGATTCCCCTCATGCGAAAGGAGGTAAAAAGGATCGTGGAGTCCGTTTTGGAGAAAGAGGCCCAGAAAGAGGACGAGTTCGTTGGCTTCGATGAAGCCTCCAAGATCACCAAGCTATCTATCCGATATCTGAGGGAACATATAAAGGAAATACCTCACGCTCATAAAGGCCGGAAAAGGGTGTTTAGCAAGGCCGGCCTTATAGCGTATATGAACAGATAAATAAAAAGATATGGCAAGATTAGAAGAGATCATAGTGCCGCATGGCTCAATAAGAGCCTTGGCTAAGGACACGGGATTCACAGAGATAACGGTCAGAAACGCATTAAAAGGTGTAACAAGTTCCCCAAACGCTTACATGATAAGAAAAAGAGCGATGGAATTTTACAGGGGATCAAAACAAAGCCGATAAATAGCATAAGGGCATGGCCAGTGAAGCGTCACGGCTGGAAGCGGATCATTTTAAAGACTAAAGGCTATTGCAAATCCTTCACCCCGCTCCGGGTTCGATTCCCGGATGCCTACTAAAAAGAGTTCTTTGACTTAGTGAATAAATCCTTATCCCCATAAGAGGATATACGTAAGAGATATAGGTATGGTGATAAGGTTATGATAGGCGAAGATACCGGGAGGGATGATGATCCCCGCTCCCGATGTAGTTTGATCGGTTCTGGTGTTGGAGTCTACATATTTAATAATGTATATACAAAGGTTAGATATTACGTCGTGTCAGTGAAGTACGGATATTTCCGTATCGGTGTCAAACTGTCTATCTAACGCATAAGATACACTCCCCTACCCGTCTATGATTCGGGTTCGAAACCGTTGGAGGTTGTGGGGGTGCGAATTCCCCCGGCTACCACAATTAAATCACATTGCTAATTATTATACACTTCTCAACCAAGACCTTAATATACCGCCGTGAGGCAGGAAAGAAAGAATTTTAGATGATTAAGAACTCGCCGGGGTGGAATTCCCCGGCAAACGGATGGGTAGACATTGAGCCAGCGTAATAGACGCATAGGGGTTGGAATCCCCTCCCATCCACAATCTTGTATCAATGAACGCACCACTCTATCCGAATCGAGGACGGATGTCGGGCCTGTCCGAAGATGGGAAAGCCGATAGAGTAGTAGATAAAAATGGTATGGTAAATCCGAAATGAGTCCAAAGAGTATTTATCGAGGTGGAGGTTCCACGAAATCATGTGGAATGTGACGGTGATGACATGGCGGTTCATAATGTTGGCGGCCCGGAAAGACGGGCAAACGCTCCCTTAGCTCAGTTGGTTAGAGCGCAACACTCATAATGTTAGGGTCGCCGGTTCAAGCCCGGCAGGGAGCACGTTTCACCCCTAGGGGTGCTTATTCAATCAGAAAATCAAAGTTACAATTTTTACAAAGCAGGTCTCCGTCCGTGAGGATATGAGGCCTTTCTTCCGAATTTTAAAAACAACAATATATATGATAAAGAGAAACCAAGCATGGTTCTGGAAGATATTCCGGGCCATAAAGAGCATTATCATCTTTACTTTTAGGATAGTCTTAGCTACAATATTGGGACTGGCCTCAATAGTCGCAATCTTCGAATGGAATGAAAAACCTTCTCATATCCATTTACTGATATTTGGCATAGTATCAGTATTTGTTGTGATAAATCAAATCGTAATAATGACTTATGAGTCAGAAAAATGATTTCGGGGTGTTGTACGTGGTACAAGCCCCATCAAGACCGAATCGATCGAGGAAGGACGATATCCTAGACGAATTAAAGACACTTAGCAAAGAAGAATTGATAGAGATAAGAAAAGACATTGTAGAACTAATAAACGATAAATAAAATGGCTGCTATAAAATCTTACAAGGGATTTGACAAAAATTTAAAATGCCGGGATTTTCAATATAAAATAGGCAAGGAATATGAGATGGATGGAGAGATCAAGGTGTGTAGCAGAGGGTTTCACGCTTGCGAAAGCCCGTTTGATGTTTTTGATCACTATACTATGATAGACTCTAGGTTTTGCGAAGTAGAGCAAGACGGAAATATATCCAAGGAGGATAGAGGGACAAAGATTTGCTCCTCGAAAATAAAAATAAAAGCAGAGTTAAAATTGGCTGACATGATCAATCTTGGAGTCGAATGGCTAAAAGAGATCACATCACCTAAAAAAATGAAAACAAGCATAAAGGATAATTCGTCCGGCAACGGTGCCCAGATTGGTTCGTCCGGCAACTATGCCAAGATAGACAGCACAGGAGAAGACAGTGTTATCATGTGCGCAGGTATTAACTCAGTAGCAAAAGCCTCAAAAGGATCATGGATAACACTATCCGAATGGTCTTATTCGGATAAAAAGCAAAGATATATCCCCGTTTGCGTAAAAACGGAATTTGTTGACAGGGAGAAGATAAAGGCGGATACATATTACAAATTAGATGGAGGGGTATTTAAAGAAATGCAATAGCCCCAAGGCATTGCTTATCGGAGGATCGCATGAGAGACATCTACATCAAAGACCCCGACGGCGAACCGGAGTACGACGGGGAGGAGGAAACAGAATCCGAGGACGATCGGTATCAACGAGATTGGGAAACCAGCACTTTATATTGGTAAAGAAAATCATTCAAAATAAATAATCATGGAATCAAGAAGTTACGAGGTACTTCCAGCAGAAAGCCATGAAGTACAAATTTTACAGGTAGATGCGGTTGAGAGAGCAAACGTGGACTCACAAGTTGCGACCGCGAAAAGATATCCTAGGGATATCAGAAGGAGTATTGATAATTCCGTGGTAATGGCCACGATGAATCAAGACACGGCAAGGTCATGCAGTTATGCCTTGCCAAGAGGAGGGAAACCTATTACTGGGCCATCCGTACACCTCGCCAAGATAATCGTATCCAATTGGGGTAATATCAGGACTGAGGCCAAGGTTATCCAGATAACGGACAAGCAGATCATCAGCAGGGGTACATGCTGGGATCTGGAGACAAACGTAGCGTCCGCGTTCGAGGTTCGCAGGAGCATAGTGGATAGCAAGGGGAAACGTTACTCAGACGACATGATTACCGTAACGGGAAACGCCGCCAACTCCATAGCTTATCGCAATTCCGTATTCGCCGTTATCCCCAAGGCCATAGTGGACAGGGTCTATCAAGCCGCCCAAAAATTCATCACGGGGGATCTATCCGACGCTGACAAGATATTAAAAACGAGAACTAATATCATCAACAAGTTCAAGAACGAATACGCCATAACGGAAGAGGAGGTCATTAAGCTATGCGGCAAACAGACCAGCAATCAGATAGGCCCCGACGAGATCGCCATGCTGATCGGGATCATACAAGCGTTAAAGGACGGGGATACCACGGTAAACGATCTAATCCTTCCAATTCGTGAGACAAAGAAAGATGTCGATCAAAAAAAGGAGGCGATGAGACAGTCTAAGGGCAAAAACAAAGAGGACATGCCATGAACAAGTACTCATCCTATACCAACGCCGAGCTGGAGGAGCATTTATCAAACTACCTTATTGACTCTTGGAGTTACAGCAAGGTAGCCTCTTTCTCCCGGAACGAGAAGGAGTTCGAGAAACGGGAGATTTACCGGGAAAGATCCAGATCATCCTCCAGCACGGTAGCGGGTAACGCCTATCATTCGGCCTTGGAGTATTTCTTCATGGAGCTACAGCGCAAGGGGCAGATAATACCGATCACGGAAATGGAGAGGGTAGCGTTCTCATACATAGAGGAGGTACACCCGAATGATTGGAAGATACAGAAAACGACACCTACCGTAGAGGAATGCAAGATCGAGGCCACCAAGAACGCCACGAGGCTTATCAATAACTTCTACGGGGAGAAGGATATCTATCTTTCCGGTATCAAGGAGATAATCGCCGTGGAATCAAGGTGCGAGGAATGGGTAACGATAAACGGGGTGGACATCCCCCTACCCTGCCACGCTAGGCTAGACTTGGCGATAAGGACGGAAAGCGGTCGGACGGTCATCATAGACCATAAGTCAAGGGCCAAGTTCACCGATGACGAGGAGCTAACGTTTATCTGCGGGAAACAGGCAATGACCTACGTCAAGTGCTATGAGTCCCGCTTCGGGGAGAATGTTGACGAGGTATGGTTCGTGGAGAACAAGATCTCGAAAAACAAGGACGGCTCCTCCCAGTTGAAGAAATTCGTAATCAATCTCGATAACGACACGAGGAAGCTTTACGAGGCCATATTGTACGAGCCGCTAAAAAGGATGATAGAGGCCGTGTCCGATCCGGATTACGTGTACATGATCAACGATAGCGACAACTTCGTGGACAGGGCCGAGCTTTATAATTTCTGGGCCAAGACGCTGATAGCGGAGGTCGATGATTTCAACGTGCCCGAGTCAAAGAAGGAATTGATATCGAAGAGACAGAAAAAAATACGGGACGCTTCCCTTGGATCGGTAAACCCCAAGGTAATATCCGAGTTCAAGAGGAACGCTTCCTCATTCATTCAATATGATTTATCCAATAGTAATATGACAAACAGCGAGAAAATAGAACATATCCTACGGACATTCGGGGTGATCGTGAACGTAGCCAAGGAGATTAACGGGTACTCGTCAGACACGTATCTGCTAGAGGTATCCGCTGGAACAAAGATCACGACAGTGATGAAATACAAGCTAGACATAGCGAACGCACTGGACGTGCCATCCATAAGGATGGGTAACGAGCTTATGGTGTATGAGGGAAAATCCTACCTCTCCATAGAATCACCGAAGAAAAGAACCAAGTCCTTGTACTGGGACAAGAAGTATATCGACGGCATGAGGATTCCCATAGGAACGGATAACTTCGGAAGGCTCGTGGTGTGGGATCTCGATAACAACTCCACGCCTCACGCCTTGATTTGCGGAGCTACCGGTAGCGGTAAATCCGTGTGTATCATATCCACGATAGAATACGCCCGCTTAGCCGGTATCCGGGACATCGTAATTTTCGATCCGAAATACGAGTTCTGTAATTATTCCTCCGAGAAATACATAAAGGTCTATAATGATATAGAAGAAATAGAGGCCAAGATGAAAGAACTCGTACAGGATATGCAGGAAAGGGCTAAATCGAGGGCATCATGGAAAACGCTGGTGGTGTTCGATGAGTTCGCCGACGCGGTAGCGTCCTCCCGATCGGGAACGGAACTTGACATAAAGGAAATGGTCGAGGTTGGCCAGCGAAAGAACGCCTTCGGGTTCCTCGAGCCTAAAATGGAACTACGCACGGTCGGTCGTGAAAAGTCATTGGAGGAGAATCTGAAGATGTTGCTACAAAAGGGACGATCGCTTGGGTTCCGGATCATGGCGGCTACGCAAAGAGCGTCGGTTAACGTGATCACGGGAGACGCTAAGGTGAATTTCCCCGTACAGATATGCTTCCGTGTACCTAAGGAGATTGACTCCAAGGTTGTCCTTGACGAGCCGGGAGCCGAGACGTTGGGCGGCATGGGGGACGGACTAATGAAATCTCCCGAGTATCTAGGTATCGTGAGGTTCCAAGGTTTTTATAAAAAATAACGGCCATGGTTAAAAGGTACCAGCTATCCGAGTCTTTCATTAAAACACTGTCCCGCCATCTATCAGTTATCCTAGAACACGTGGATTCCAAGGGAAGACCAAGGATAGCCGATACCGTAAGATTAGCCAAAAAGGATCTAAAGAAACTCGAGAAAATAATCCAAGATGAAAGAACTGATATTCTGCCTCAATGAGGCATGTTCTAAAAGACATTGCCTTTGCCATCAACGGCAGAGGCATTGGACAGACCCGTCTAAAAAAGAAGGGGAAACTGTGAGGCCGGAATCGGCCTTACTTGACGGGAATACTCCTTGCAAAGGGTATGTCCCACAATACGAAAGAAGAAAATATAATATTAAATATTAATGATATGGGAAAGAGAAAAGAAGGTTCTTACAACTTTGACAAGAACGTACAAATGTTTTTGGCTTGCGCAAAGGACGATAACCGTCCCGCTATGGAATGCGTATATTTCAAGGGAGATTGGGCCTACGCCAGTGACGGACATATTATCGTTAAAAACAGGATATCCGAATGCTCAAACCTTGACGAAGCCATGATACAGGCGTTAGACGGCAAATTACTGCATAGTCTATTTTTTAAGGACATGTTGAAATATGATGACATCCTTATCTCTGATGACGGAATAGAGTGCCATAAGAAGAATGACAAGGCGTTCTTCTATTTCGCGGATGAGAACTTAAAATATCCAGACGCAGAGAAAGTGATACAAAATTATCAGGCAAAACCCAGCGTTCCGCTTCCTCAAATATCCTTTAACATGGGCTTATTCGACATAATGAGGAAAGCTTTATATGAATGCGAACGATGCACGGCTACTTTCAAGGGCGTTAACGATGCCATCATTTTTGACAGCATGGTAGAAGACGTAAGCAGTATCGGATTAATCATGCCTTTATACAATGAGGCACTAAACCAACAAATATGAGAAATTTTATCAACAAACATTGGGTATTGATATTGGCCATAGCCTTTATTCCGGCAGGGAACAGAGTTTTTAACCATGTTGACGCATGGCTAGGAATAGTCATTATGTTAACTAGTTCATTATTTATAATTTACAAACTATTTAATTTTATCAAGAATGAAAAGGACAAGTTTTAAGTTTTTTACTATAGCGATAATCGCTATGGTATTTTTATCCTCTTGTGAACGTGTAGCACCTAATTACGCTGGGGTATTGATGGAAAATTACGGGAAACAAGGGAAGGAGGATTTCAAGGTCGTATCAGGCAGGGTTTCAACTTGGGAATGGGGCACGGAATTATTTCAAGTCCCGCTATTCGACCAACGAGGCGAGTTCGGAAGCCCTGTCACGTTAAAAGCCGCAGACAATACGGAGTTTAACGCACGCCCCACTTACTCCTACAAGGTTATCAAAAACAGGGCAATAGACGTTGTTTTCGATAACAAGCACATAGACAAGGCCGATACGGAATCAGGCAAAGACGGTTTCATGCAATCATTGGAGGATAACATACTAGAACCTCGCATCTATGACCTGATCAAGGAGGAAAGCCGTAAACATAAGACCGACAGCTTAATGGCTGATGGAGGTTCGCTTCTTTTTGAGAAACGCCTTGAGCAGATTGTAGATAAGGAATTCGAGAAAAGAGGTCTTCAATTACTCACATTCTCGGCGCAATTAGAGTTTTCCAAGGCGGTTCGCGAGAAAATTGATAGTAGGAATGAAGTTAACACCAATATTTCGGTTTTAGACCAGCAGATAGCGGAGCAACGGAAACGCAACGAGTTGGAGCAATTGAAAACGGAACAAGCGTTAATCACCTCGAGAGGATTGACTAAAGAAATTCTTTATAAGCAGTTTATCGACAAATGGGATGGTCGTACCCCCATTTATGGAGCGATACCCGATTTAATAAAGATTCAGAACTAAGGATATTAATATTAGAGTGTGTTTTTCATGGTATTAGATTTAGTTTTTATCCCCGCCGTCCGTGAGGATACGCGGGGATTTCGGGCGGTAAGTATTCCGGGATGAAACGTTACGGAGTGCGCATGACGTAAAGAGGCCGGTTCGATCCCGGCACCGTCCACGAATAACAAACATATAATTATGGAAACAATACAGAATTTAGATCACTTGACAATGGCCATATACCTTATCACCGCGATACTAGGACTGATCGCATTGATATTGGCCGTATTCTTACTAATAAACGATAAAGAAAGGAGGAATTCGTGGGAAAGAAAAAACATGATTTAGTGATAGCCGTTGACCCGGACATAGATAAATCCGGTATATGCGTACTGTCTCCTTCAACGAGACAGCTAATTCTAAAGAGCCTCCCCTTCCCTGTGTTGGTCGATTTCATAAAGGAGGCAAGAGAGAGATACAAGGGGATAGACATAGTGGTCATTGTCGAGGCCGGATGGCTTAACGAAAAAAGCAACTTCCATAAGGCTAGGGGTAAATCCGGCGAGAGGATAGCCAAGTATGTAGGTCGTAACCAGCAAACCGGGATATTGCTTCTCCAGATGTGCGAGCACATAGGGATTCCCTGCGAGGAGGTAAAGCCTTTGACCAAGCATTGGAAAGGGGACGAGGGCAAGATAACCCATGAGGAACTCTCCTACATAGTCGGTCCCTTGCCTAAGAGAACGAACCAAGACCAACGTGACGCTACGATTCTGGCTTGGTGGTACGCCGATCTACCAATAAAAATAAAGACTTGGTGATATGGCGAAGAAGAAAGACGAGCAAGAAAAGGTGAAATGTGGCGATTGCGCCAACGGACATCCTCACAAGGGGCTATGCGTTTGGTGCATCATACATGATGCTGGAAGAGTCGCTAACTCCACGAGATTTTGTAACACTTTTAAAAAGAGAAGATAATATGGAACAAGAGAAATTTGATTTATGGTGCGTGGTCGAGTTATTCGGCCATTCAAGGATAGCGGGAAGATGTACGGAACAGAACGTGGCCGGTACCAATATGCTTCGGGTAGACGTTCCAGATACAAGTAACCAGCCCGGTTTCACCCGCTTTCTCTCATCGGGGGCCATATACGCTATAAATCCTGTCTCCGAGGAAGTAGCAAGGCAAATGGCGGAGAACCTGCAAATACAACCTGTAAACATATGGGATGTAAACCACCTTGTAGACCAGAAACTAAAGTCCTTGCAGAGCGGAGAGTCTCCGGATTTTGATTTTTAATATATGGATAAGGGTTTCATTATGCTCTCTCGTAAGTTTTTTTCTAATGAAATGTGGGAAGCAGCCCGGACATTCTCGGAGTGCGAAGCGTGGCTTGATCTAATACAATCGGCACGATTTGAGGCAACCGACACGATTGAATGTATCGGAGGTAGAGAAATAACATATGGGAGAGGACAATATCCGGCTTCAAACCGTTTCCTCGCTGGTAAATGGAAATGGGGAGAACAAAAAGTCAAGACATTTCTTGCCAAGTTAAAACGGAAAGGAATGATAACTACGGATAAAAGCCAAGGGATGAATGTCATAACTCTTGTTAAATACAACGAATACAATGGTAATATCCCAACAAGCAACCCACAAAGCAACCCAGTAAACAACCTTTCAATAAACGACTTAGAGAGTTTGATAACTCAATTGATATCCCATAGAACAACCCAGTGCCAACCCAGCGATAACCCAAATAATAATAAAGATAATACTTTAAGAGAGAGTCTTAATACGCGTGAGACGCTTTTCGAGAATTTCAAGAATGAGTTATTGGGGGACGAGGAATGGCGCAGATACGCTTGCCAGATATCGGGATTGAGCGTCGCTTTCAATGACCTCATTCCCGGCGAGCTGGATAACTTCCTAGCTTGGATGGTATCCACCGGGGAGGGCGATACGCTAAAAACGATAGATGACGTTAAGAGACGATTCACCTATTGGTGGCAAGGAACAGGACTAAGGGCTTATAATCAAAGATATGGAGGAACAAGAAAAGAAACTTTCGGAGGCTATACAAGCCATGCGGGGGCCTACGGAAAAAGAGAGGCTCCAGCAAAAACAGGTGTTCAACCTAGTGAAGAAGCACGCAAGGACTATACAGAACGTTTCTAGGTACGATCTCTCGGACGATACGGAGTACATCAGCCACGCCCGGATGATAAAGGCGCTCGGTTGTAATTACCTAGGGATCGAGAGGCGGCAATTCGAGACAGACAGGGGGAATGACAAGGTTTTGAGATTCCTGTTGTATTATTTCAACGATTGCCCGTTGGCCGAGTCCGTATTCCCGGAGGAGAACTATAAGCTGCACAAGAACCTCCTTATCGTGGGAGATCCGGGAACGGGCAAAACGCTCATGATGCAGATATTCGCCGATTACCTGAAATTGACGGATAACCCCAAACGCTTCGTGAACCTATCCGTGACCCAGATGATGAACTATTACAAGATCCATGGTCACATAGACAGGTTCACGTACAACGAGGAGGCCGGGAAAGGGAGCATGGAAGGGAACCCGTTCGATATCTGCCTTAACGATATCGGTCTTGAGACGGAGAACCAGAAAAGCTACGGCACCAGCCTTGACAGCGTAATAAACGAGTTCCTATACGCGAGGTACGAGATATACCAGTCCCATCAGAAGAAGTATCATATCACTTCCAACCTATCCGTCACGGATTTCAAGAATCGCTTCGGAGATAGGCTGGTAGACAGGTTCAAAAGTTTTAACGTGATAGTCCTAAACGGAGAAAGCAGGAGAAGATAACATGGAAATAACAGAGAGATTGAGAAACACCCCTATCGGTTTGATCGTGTTGGTAGGAGACATGAAAATTGTCGTGGAAAAATACAGCCCGTACTACAACGGGCAGAACAATATCCCGTGCAGGGGATGCGTCTTCCGGGACGAGGATGCGAGATTTTGCGAGTACAGCAAGGCTTGCATGGCCCATCTGAGGCCGGATCATGAGAGCGTAGTTTTTGCTAAAACAAATAAGGTTTAATCATTCATCTATGATGAGAGTAATCAAGATCAAATAATCATGAGCGGAAACAGAAATAAACTTATAGCCTTCAATTACTTTGGAGGTAAATTCACTTGGTTAGAGTATTTGTACGCCAACTTTCCAAGAGATTTCACCCATCTGGTCGATCTGTTCGCCGGAAGCATGGCCGTTTCTCTCAATTATCCGGGAAGGATCATTAAGACAGCAAACGAGATAAACGGGGATATAACCAACTTCTTCGAGGTATTAAGGGATCATGAGCCGGAGTTGACAAGGTTATTGCTGTTAACCCCATGCTCCGAACTGGAGTATAATAACTCATGGGAACCTTCCGGGGATAAGATAGAGCGTGCAAGGAGGTTTTACGTCCGTATCCGGCAATCATTCTTCGGGCTGGGAGCGCAACGAAAAAACAAGGGATGGCATTGCGCCAAGAGCCATGTTAACGCTAGAGGTGGTGAGACCGTATCCCGATGGAACAACGCGATAGAGAAACTGCATGAGGTCGCAGAGGTGATCAGGGGCAATTTCCAGATCACCAATCTGGACTATAAGGATTGCATTGATCGGCTTGATTTCCCAAACGCTTTCTTTTACGCCGACCCACCCTATCCGCTTGAGTGCCGGGCCTCTTCGAATGATTACAAGTACGAGTTCTCTGACGATAAGCATCGTGAACTTTCCGATCGTTTGCATTCGATCAAAGGCAAGGCCATGATAAGTAGTTATGACTGTCCGTTGATGCGGGAGTTGTACGGGGATTGGAACATGATAAAGTTCCCGGTCAAGAAGAATAACATCCGGAGCAGTGAGGTACAGGAGGTGATTTGGATTAATTATGATTTAGAGAAAACATTGTTTTGATATGAAAGCGAAAATAAGAAAGACTGGGGAGATCGTTGATGTTATCGCCTTCAAATCTTCTGAAGCCTGTCCTGAAAAGGATTGGGTGCGCTATGTGGATTCCGAGGGGCTTGATCTCATACAGGAACTCAACGCTCTAGAGAATCTAGAAGTTATAGATAAGACGGAGAATAAAGCCGTTGATTGGGAACAACGCAGATATGAGATTGCAAAAGAAATGATGGCAGCGTTTCTTAGTAATTCAAGCAGAGAAGTCTATGAAGGCGCTTTTAAAACACAAGCAGAATATGCCGTAGCTTTTGCCGATGCGCTCATAGCTAAATTGAAGGAAGGAGGTGAATCATGAGAAATAAAGAACTAATCGCTCTATTACAAGAGCAAGATCCGGAAGCGGAGGTAATGATCCGCACGTCCGATGGAGAGTATGAGTACGATCCGGTGGATGTAACATGGGACGAGCAAATTGAATGCGTAATTATTCAGGAGGGATAAATATGAAAAATGAAACAAAAATCCTCAATTTATTTGTCGGTAACGACAAGTATAGACCAGCATTAAACCAAGCGTTCAAACAAGGAGACATGGTATGTGCCACTGACGCTATCACGCTTATAACAATACCTATATCCTTGATAGGTCTTAGGTATCCGTATCAAGACAAGCCAGATGTATCATCTGTGTTGAATATAAGGAAAGAATGCCATGAGATCATAGAATTGTCTTGGTTGAAGGAATTGTACGATGACGTTCCGATGATAAATGAAACGTATAAGTGCGAGGCTTGCGCAGGTACCGGGATGGTTGATTATGAGTTTTGTTTTGATGATATAATCTATACGGAAGAGGAGGAATGCCCCGTATGTCGTGGAGAGGGTCATTTATGCGAGACCGGGGAAATGATAAAAGATCCCCAATATGACATTGACATACACGGGAATCCTTTTAAATCCGGGCGTGTGCTTAAAATGATAAATCTCATGAAGCTTATTGATATCACCTCTTGTGTTCTTGTTTCGAACCCTTCATCTGGACCTAACCTGTTTAGGTTCGAGAATGGGATAAATGTAATATTAATGCCTAGTTTTAGATAATATGAATCAAATTTGCACGAATAAAGAACAATCATCCCGGCTATTAGAGGCCGGGGTGAGACTGGATACGGCAGACATGTATTTGGATGAGTTTGAATTGCCGGTCGCATTTGAATATAGAAGGATTGAAGGGCACGTGGGTCAAGATATGGCATTCCCGGCTTGGTCTCTATCCAAGCTGATAGACATGATGCCTAAATCATACCAAGATGATATTGACGGGATGGTTTATTACCTATCCGGAAATTTCGTTGAGTTAATGTACGCATCGGACTGGATCAAGGACGGGGAAGGTGACAATACTTACAATTGCGCAAAATCCTTCGACAAAGAGAATCTGATGGACAATGTGGTTGACGCTATCGAGTGGCTCATCAAGAGAGGTCACTTGAATAATAACTATTTAACAGAGAAAGGAGGATCAAATGCGTGAGATTAAATTCAGAGCGAAGCGTATTGATAATGATAAATGGGCGTATGGTGGATTGGTTCAAGCCGACGACTATTGCATTATAGACCAGCAGAATGAACTGTATGTTGAGAGAGAGTATAATTTTAGAGGTGATACTCACTTCTTTCAATTGTCTGGAGTTATGTGCGATGAAACAACTATAGGCCAGTTCACAGGCTTAAAAGACAAGAGCAGAAAGGAGATTTACGAGGGGGACATTATCAGCGTGAATGGCAAATATCCTAAATTGATTAGGTACATAGATGAATGGGCGAGTTATTGCTTGGCTAATCTTACGGATTTGGACTGTGATCTTAAAACTAGTTATTGGCAGCAAGTTAGTCCTTGCTGGTGGACTGATTATAAAAGAGAAATTAAAGTAATAGGTAATGTTTATGATAATCTAGAATTGGTAAAAGGAGGTTAAAAATGAAAGCAATAACCATCAACGGGTCGTTGTATTGGTTGAGAATGGTTGGTAAAAGGAGGTTAAAAATGAAAGCAATAACCATCAAACAACCGTGGGCCTCCTTGATAGTCCACGGTATCAAAGACATTGAGAATACTCTTGATAGTGCCGGAATAAAGTATATTGAAGATTGCGGGGACTATATAATCATTAAATAATAAATAAATTGAAATCATGAGATTAAGACAAGCCAAGAAGATAATGAAAAACTTCCAGTTATATCCCGGGATGTTATGGATATATGGAACCGGAAGACTGGATAAAGCCAACAATATAGTGCTACATCATTATTCTAGGGTGAAACCCGGAATAAAAGTATGGAACATTTTAATGGATAAAGATCCGTTATTGGCGACCAAGATACTTAATGGGTTAATCAAATCAAAGAATCCATGAGTTTATTTAAACTTTTATTGTTTATTTGCAAAAAATATTTTTTATGAGAATTATAAAATCGGACACAGGAAACGAGGTGAAAGTATTCGCCGAGACATTTGAATATGAAGCTTATGAGCAAGTTAAAAGACTCGCAAACTATGAGGCTTATCAGAATTCAATTATTAGAATAATGCCAGATAGCCATGCTGGTAAGGGATGTACTGTCGGTACTACAATGACAATAACCGATAAGGTAACCCCAAATTTAGTTGGGGTGGATATTGGTTGCGGTATGCTTACCGTGGAATTGGCAGATCAATCCATAGACTGTGAGAAATTGGATTCCGTTATAAGGGAAATGGTTCCCAATGGGTTTGATATACATGACACCCAAAAGGAGAATTTTGATTTTTCAAACCTACGATGTGCGAAGCAAGTAGATTTAAATAGGGCTTATCTATCACTCGGTACGCTTGGAGGCGGTAATCATTTTATAGAGGTGGACTATTCAGAAAGAAACCATAGGTACTATTTGGTTATTCACTCTGGCAGTAGAAAGCTGGGAGGCGATGTTTGTAAGCACTATCAAAATTTGGCTGCAAATACAGAAAGTGATCGGGCGATAGAGGTACGTAATACTATTGCTAGATTGAAAGCAGAAGGTAGGGAAAGGGATATTCAGGAAGCGATTAAGAACATTTCTATTCCCGGTAAGGACAAAGAGCTAGCGCATCTTTCAGGTAGTGATTTTCACGACTATATTAATGACATGGCAGTAGTACAACGTTTTGCTGTACTTAATCGTGCTACTATGGCAGCGATTATCATTAAGGGGATGGGATTTACTGAGGTAAATAGATTTGAAACCATACACAACTACATTGATTTTAGCCGTATGATCCTTAGAAAAGGAGCTGTAAGTGCTGAGCTTGGAGAAAAGCTACTTATTCCTATTAATATGCGTGATGGATCGCTCATCTGTATCGGGAAAGGAAATCCCGACTGGAACTATTCAGCGCCGCACGGGGCCGGACGTTTGATGAGTCGGAACAAGGCAAAGGAGTTACTCAGCATGGAGGAATACCAAGAATCTATGAATGGAATATACACAACTTCTGTAAGCAAGGCCACAATAGACGAGGCCCCACAAGCGTACAAGTCCATGGAAGAGATCATGGATGCAATTACGGGTACTGTCGAAATTATAGATGTTATAAGACCAGTCTATAACTTTAAGGCGCAAGAAACCAAATCATAACAGGCACATCAAGGCCATCTAAATGCAATAGGTTTTGATCAATATGTCAAAACCTATTACTTATATCATATAATTTTATCGCAAAAAATGGAACAGCAAGATATTTCATTATCCTACGGGATACACCGTTCTCCATCTATCGGAAACGAGGGGGAATTATCAGAATGTGTAAATTTGATACCCAAGAATGGTGAGTTGGTGAATATACAGCCTCCGAAAGAATTAGGCATAACCCTTCCGGAAGGATCGGTACTTATGTACGTGCATCGGACAAAGGATTTCCTTCACTATATCTTTTTCCAGACGAATGTTTTACGTTATGCGGATACGGACGGAACGACCCATCTTATTGGAGCGAACCAATATGACAAAATACCCAAAGCTATCACGTCCATAGGAAACACCTTGATTGTAATAAGCGAAGATCCTATAAGATATTTACTTTGGGATGGGGAGTTTTATAAGGAATTAGGAGATAAGCCCCCCTTCCCTATCCTGTCATTTGGATTGGTAGGATCATTGGATAAGACCGAACAATTGTCCGTATCCGTTGATCCTCCCTATGATGGAGCCTTTACGGAAGATCAACTATCAACTATCAGTAATTCCGTGATGGGATATGTCTCAAAATTTATCAGGGAGAGAAGCGTGGATAGAGGCATGTTTATATATCCGTTCTTTATTCGTTACGCTTATAGACTATATGACGGAACGTCTTACATGCAATCAGCCCCGATACTGATGATACCATCGTCTGGAGTAACTCCTCACGTTCCATTTACTATTGATGTGGACACAGACGATTTTGACGCAAAGATCATTGTAAACTTCATTATATCCTCAGTGGTATGCTCCATTAATTACAAAGTCAGCGGAATGGGAAATCAAAGGGAATGGTGGAAGGACATAGTTAAAAGCCTTGATATATTCATAACGCCTCCAATATACACCTTTGATTATTATGGGGAGATTAATGGGGCGCAAAAGATATCAGACGATAACGGTTTCGGGGTGTACTCTATAGGTGGAGGATATTACAATAGGCATACATTCGAGGAAGCCTTATCCATAGCCCTGCCGGGATCAGGTTATACCGATCAATTCGTCTTACCCGGAAAGGCCATGGATAATAAGGTGCCGGATAATTCATTGTTTTACAAAGTAGCAAGCATAGCGTATGAGGACTTGTGCGGTTATAACGGGGGTGAAAGACACTCTCTCACTTTAGAGAATAATGTGCTGGAATCGTTGCAAAATCGAGAGCAACTTGTTGATGCGGATGCGTACCAGAATTTAGATTGGCTAATACCTGATTATTCCTATACTTATAACCAGCGGTTAAATATAGCTAATATAAAAAGGATACTATTTGATGGTTATCCTCCGGAGTCTATGGTAGCGTACAACGACGGTAGCAGCACGTTGAGCATAAAGGTTTTCATAAGAGAAGGAGAAAAGGATATCGTCGTTCAAACATCCTCCTCATATAACCTTGGTATCAATTTGCATTACCTATATTACCCCAACGCTAACGCATACAAGATGGTGATAACACGGAATTCGGACGGATACCAAGCGATCGTTACCCTCTCTCCGCATAACACGCTGAACGGGTCTTACTATTTCGACTCATACGCCCCGATCATATTTAAACCGGGCAGCGATAGCACACCAATATCAACGGACAAGTCGGTCAATATGCCAAACAAGATATATACGTCCGAGGTCAACAACCCGTTTTATTTTCCGTTAGCGGGAATAAACACGGTGGGAACCGGTGAGATCATAGGTATCCGATCCACCACGAAAGCGCTGTCCCAAGGGCAATTCGGGCAGTTTCCCTTATACGCTTTCTCTTCCGATGGGATATGGGCCTTGCAATTATCGGATGCGGGATTATATTCCTCCATCCAACCTATAAGCAGGGATATTTGCAATAATCCGGATAGTATCACGCAACTGGATTCCTCGATAGTATTCAGTACCGAGCGTGGCCTTAAATTATTGCAAGGCTCCGATATCAGCCTTTTATCGTCATCGTTGGAAGGAGTAAATATTGATGAGACATTCTTTAATGTCAACCCGGATTTTAGCGATCTGTTCATCCCGGACACGGAAACTTTCGTAGAGACATTGCGAACTTGTAAGATTGCCTATGATTATACGAATTCCCTATTGCATATTTATCCCAAAGGGACTAGAAAGCATTATGTATATTCTTTGGACACCGGGGAATTCTCCACTTTCGTAGGGGAAGAGGTCAAGGCCATGGCGCAAGATTATCCAAGCTCGGTAGTGCAAATAGGTAACGTTTTGTACTCACTGGAAAAATATGTCTCTGAAGATACCAGAAAAGGCATAGCGATCACACGTGCCTTGACGTTAGGAGATCCTTTCTCTTTAAAGGTACTAGTCGATCTTAGGACGTTGGGTTTACGAAAGGATGAGTCCTCAAAAATCAAGATAGCCGTATTCGTAAGTGCGGATAGGAAAAATTGGTCTCGGCTTAAATCTCTTAGGCAAAGGGCTTTTAAATACTATCGGCTCGTTTATTTCTCAAACCTATATGATTTAGATACATTATCAGGAACCAGAGTAAGATTCGAGACTAGAAGGGATTGGAGGATGCGTTAAAGTACCCCTCGGCCTAGCCGGGGGTATATGTCATTTTTTTTGCTTGTAACTGGCCGCTACCTTCAACAACTCAATAGCGGAATTAGTGTTTTTGGCATCCTCGAACTTTATAGAGGATACCTTTGGTACCACGAACTCACTAGCCTTTAAATAAACAGCGCATTTATCCTTATCCTTTAGCTTGAGGAAAGCTTTCTTGAACTCTTCCTGATTGTCGATTACGAAATCACGGAAAAAATTCTTTATCTCCGTGTTCTTATTCCGGGTTCCCTTCTCCCTTCCTCCCATCTTCATGTGACCATTCTCAAAACCTTTTCCCATGATCTATAATCTGAAATAAACATCCTTAACCTGTGTCTCCCTTGCCTCGTTTATGATATTTCTTCTATCCACCTCCTTTTGAGAGGCGTACATCTGCACCCTAGATGGATCTACCATCCTATACCAAAAAGATAATACGCTATCAACCACGAAACGGTGGATATAAACGGCCAATCTCCTCGGATCCCCACGCCATCCTCTTTCCATCACCAAGTTTATGATCCATTCCCTATCATCCTTCACCTCGTCCATTACGGCACGGCTCTGAACCCAAGGTGAAAACGCCCGTAAATGGCCGGTAGCCTCCGACAACGCGTCATTCACTTGACGAAACATCCAATCCGCCGTTTCCTCTGAGGTCTCCAGCCCAGCTCTTTCCTTTCCGGGAAGGCCCGATACATCCCCAACCTTCCATGTCTCGAAATCCACGTCATACTCAATCTCGCACCTCAATAGCGTTATCGTTAACTCAAATCCACGCATATCGACACGTGGCTGTATGATTTTCCTGTCTCTCATATTTCTCCTGTTTCTATAATGACATCATCAACAATGACATCATCGATATCCTTAAACGGCTTCCTCTTGCACTTTCGCGGGGCTTTCCTTGAATAGGCGGTTTCCTCTATCATGGACGCTATACCCTTTAACTCCTCCTCTAGCTTTCCGGCTAGTTCCTCAAAGTAAATCAGGCACCAATTCCAAAGGACGAACCACACCACGTATTTATGGGCCAAGGTCGCCAATGACTCGCTATCATATCCTCCACGACGATCCTTCATGCGCAACACCCAATTCACGGCATCAGTATCCAATGAGTCATCCGAATCGCCGGGTATATCCTCCAAGATACCGGACAAGGATACCCTCAAGGTCGCCACCGCCTCCTCTATCTTGCGTCTTATAAAAGTATCATCGGCCTCGTTATCATCGGACTGCGAGGAGAATCTTTTACCGGGATCCTCCTTTCTCATATCTCCCAGCCTCCACGTCCACTGGTCTATGTCATGCTTTAAATATGTCCAACCTAGATTTATGTCCATATCATGCTTTTTTTAATAGCGGGGGATTCTTCCTGTATATGTTCTTCACGCACATGACGGACATATCCTCCCACAAAGATTTATAAACCCCTATCCTATCAGGCTTCCGATCGGAAAGCCAACTCATCATGGAATAACCAACCAGAGCGTCCAACAGGTTCTCGTCCAATTTCCTGTTGACGTTCCAACGTGTATCCTCCGTCCTGACCTCCCATACGAACCCTTCTTCCGAGTAAGCGGAAGAGGTTATGATTTTGGACATGCCTTCCTCCAGCGACCTTGCCGCTTGTTCCAGATATGTCCTTATAAGAGGCCTGTCCTGTTCCGTTATCTTTATCTTTAGATATAGGCTTTCCCCGCTATCCCCGAAGAGATCACGTCCCTCGAAGCTGGATAGCATTTCGCATTTATTTATCGCCTTTATATATTCAAACTCATATGTCATTTGTGATCCTTTTCTGGCAAAAATAGGGCTTTAGGTATGATTATTTTGTTATTTTGGTTATTCTGACAAAACCAAGTGCTTTTATTCGATTTATTTGCGATTAAAAAGATCAATCATGAAACGACTTATTCCTAAATCACGGTTTTCCCGACGCCCCACGACGGTTGATAGCGTCAAGCACCGCGTCAAGATATCAGGCACGGACAAGACCAACATACCTTTACTGTCTAGGTGCCAAAACGCTTGGGAAAACCTTAGCGATTTCAGGGCCACCCGTCTTCGTAATTTCCGTTACGTGTTCGGTGACCAATGGGGTGATATCGTGGTGGACAAGGACGGGGAAAGAATGAAGGAACGCGATAAGATAGCGAGGCGTACGGGAGGGGTCGCTTTGCAGAACAATCATCTTTTCAAGATCGTAAATACTTTGGCGGGGTTATACGCAAAGACCGCTACCCTTCCCGTATGTTTCGCCCGGCAGAAAGACGCGGATACCAAGTCACAGATGATGACGGACGCTTTACAGACCAACTGGGAAAATAACCTTATGAAAGATGTCCTCACCTCTGAGATGATAGAGTTTATTTGCGGTGGATGCGCCGTGGTAACGGAGGAATGGTCTAGCCATGACGATATAGAGGACAGCTACACCTACGTGGTCAACCCTTCCTATTTCTTCTATGAGTCGAAAGCCAATGATCCAAGGCACTGGGATGATTCCTTGATCGGGGAGATCCGTGACTATACATTAGGCGAGCTGGCCTCGGTATTAGCGGAGTCCGAGTATGATTACAGGCAATTGGAGGAGATTTACTCACCTTGGCTCAATCGTATGGAAAATCTGGGAACCCAGCAGACGGATCGTTTCATGGACGAGTCTTTTGACACGCCTCCCGCCGCCGACCTGTGCCGGACCTACCATGTTTGGACACTGGAGAACAAGCCTAGATACCGTTGCGTGGATATCATGGATACCGATGATCCTATATACAGGATAGAGCTTAGCGATCTTCCTGTTATCAAGAGAGAGAACGAGGATCGTATGCGTATGGGAATATCTCAGGGATTACCACCGGAGGAGGTCCCATTGATAGAATACACCTATATAATAGATCAATATTGGCATTTCCAGATGCTATCACCGGACGGACGTGTACTTACCGAGTATGACACGCCTTATGAGTATAAGTCTCACCCCTATGTTTATAAGTTACACTATTTGGTGAATGGGAGGACAGTTCCTTTTATTTCCGTTATCATAGATCAGCAACGATACATCAACCGGCTGATCATGCTTAACGACTTGGCTATCCAATCAGCGGTAAAGGGAGTAAAGATGATCCCTAAAGACTCCGTTCCGGACGGGATGTCCAATCGTGAGTTCGCCGAGCAATTCGTTGAGATCGGATCATTCATTTTTTACGAGCCGTCCAAGAGCGGGAACAAACCGGAGGTCATAACATCGAACTCTACCAATATCGGTACCACGGAGCTATTGCAATTACAATTGAGTTTCATAAACGATATAACGTCCGTGTCGGAAGCCTTGCAAGGGAAAACCCCGTCGGGATCAACGGCAGCTAGCAGATACGCCATGGAAACACAGAACTCCACTACATCTATCGCTACGTTACTAACCAAGTTCTCCACGTTCGAGGCCGAGATCGCTCGTAAAAAGATGAAAACGATCCATCAATACTATCAATCCCCAAGGAACATATCGATGGAGAGATCCGCGGGTTATGCCACTTATAATGAGTATGACCCGAAGACAGTCCAAGATATAGATTTCAAGGTCAACATCAAGGAATCCGCTGAATCTCCGGTAGCGAGAATGATGTTAAACGACTTGGTGAAGGAATTATGGATGGCCGGAGCCATTTCCGCGGAGCAAATGTTATCACTATCATATTACCCCGGATCAGACCAGATACTTCAGTCCATTCAATCCAACAAACAAGCGGTTGAGCAAGGTGGAAATATCCAAGCTGTCCCAGCTGATCAAATGAACGCAATCAACGGACAGGTTAATCAAGATGCGCTCAATAAGGCACGACAAGCCTTGATGTCAGCATAGAGGATAAAGTGTAATATCACTTTCTTTTCCCTTCTATGCTCATCAGGTGCCTTATCCTAGCCTTGACCTCATGAAAGTTGACAGGCTCGAAATCGAGAGAATCAACCAACCGATCTAGTTCGCATTTGGAGGATTCTCTCTTTTCTGTATGTTGCTTACCTTTTTTCATTATTAACGAGTGGACACCATAAGAAAAACAATAAGATTATCCACATATACCCTGTACCTGTTGTGTCCCTTTGATAAGGGAGAGGTCTAACCAAATGCGAGGATGATCGTTTAAGCCGTTTCGCCAGCAACATTCTCTTTCGTGTCTGATCCATCTTCTGTTTGTTTAGGTGATATATTGTTCCAATTCATTCCCCCAATCATAGAAGCCACTTGCGAAACCATACCTTGAGGATCATCCGTGTCCTTCAAATCCAAATCCTTTTGAAGAAAGTTATATATTTCTTCCGCTAAAGGAGTAAACTCCAATTTTTCCCCTTTTTCGCGCGCCTCATTTACGGATTCCGTCGCAAGACGAGCGGCCTCAATTTTTAAATCTGCTTTTGTTACCATTTTCTTTTTTTTTGTTGATAAATATGTCTGTTTATCTCGTTTTTATGACAATTGCAATCACAAATGAACAGCTGGATATCGGGAGCTAGCTTTCCTCCTATGTACCCGCTTAGGTAAGCTATCTCTTCTCCACCCACATCCATATTTAAGGCTATAGCCATGTGATCGGTCAAGTGCCGGCACTCGTGGAACAACGAATTGGAGAACTCCCTGTAAGACGAGGTCCGGCCTATCACCATGACGGATTCCCGGCTGCGGTAATTCGAATAGGTCAGTCCCACGTCCAGATTGCACGACCCCATATTGCCATAAGCCTCCCGTATCTTGCTTTCCGGGCAACCGACCCTCCTCAATAGGGCTATGATATCGGATGTCCTCGAACAGGTGACGTTATACAGTACGTGGATCACCCAATCGTATCTCTTGATATGGTAATCCCGTCGTATCATCTCCTTACCGTCTTGAACTCCCGCTCTATCCTCCTCCTTTGTTGCCGGGTGAGATTGGTAGCCTTGAGATTGCCCACCACCTCGGATACCTTGTCAAAATCCTTCTCCGGCATACTCGCCAGCACGTCCTTGGGGGACTCTCCCTTCAAGATCCTCAGTATGTAGCCCCAGCCTCCCATCACATCATCTCCTCCCAGATTATAGGCGTGCCAGACCCTATGCAATCAGCGTAATACCTTGTGAACACCATGCCATCATAGCCATCTGGATCATCTATCACGGCCTTGATATACCTAGCTAGCCCTTGCTCATTCAATGGCAATCTCGATTGAAAATCGAACAGGCACATATTAGCGACATAGACATAGTCATATCCTTCTGACTTACTTAACTTAACGCCATATTGCTTCAGTATCTTATCCACGTCCTCCTTGGTATAACTCCTAGTCTCTTTTTTATCTCCGGAATCGTCTACCGTCCACATCCGGGAAACGGCGAAATCGCACATGGCCTTGGAGAAATGCCAGCCATACGCCTTTAAATATTCTCTCATTCCCGTAGGGAACTTATCGTATGCGTCCAATCTCATGATCTGCTGATTTAAGAGAGGGACTTTCGCCCCTCCCATGGTTATTATTACCTACGTCCACGTCCGGATCCTCTTACTCCCCGGCGATTGCCATAGCCTCCCCCGGATGATCCACGACCGCCGCCACGGTTGCCGTAACCGCCACGTTCCCACATCTCACGGAACTCATCGTCGTCCTCGAACTCATCGTCATCGTCTTCCTCCATACGGTTGCCATAGCCTTCCATGGCCTTCCGCTTTCCTTCCTTACAGCCAAGCTTATAGGCCTCCTTAGCCAGTTCCAACATATCCTCGTCTTCCATGGCGTCGAATTCCTCGATCAGCTCCTTCAGTTTTCTGCTATATGTTCCCATATCACTCTGTTTTTTTATTATTGTTATTATTACCGTTCACGGAACCGACAAGTTGCTCCATCATGGCAACCAACCTTGCGTTAGCCTCCTTCAGATCGGACATCTCGTTTCTCATGTTAGCGATCTCACTCTCCCTCTCCTTCTCCCGGGCAAACTCAGGGTTCAGTATTACCAGCATCTTCTCGCACCCCTCAATCACGGATTTATGGTAATCGATGCTGTCAAGTGCCTGTCGGCTTTGCTGCATCATGGCGTTGATCTCCGTATTCAGGGCACCTAGATCGCATGACACAACCAGTTTCTCCCCATTTGTAGTGGGGTAATCCGTAATGGTAACGTCGGACAAGACGTTAGAGAAGCTGACGTTGTCCTCACCTACCTTGGCCTTTATGTCCACCACGATTTTAGCTTGCGGACCATACATATTGAAATTTGGATTCTCCGGTCTCGGAGGGGACACGCTGACTATGCTTCCAACCTCACAAAAAGGCGTATTCCCCTTATGAAGGATATATAAAGGATTCCCTTGTCTCTGATTCTTGAACATATTTCTTGTTTTTTATGAGAGCCGGATCGCTCCGGTCTCTCGTTGATACTCTATCACACCACTCCCGTCATTATCTGGAGCGTATTATTGCCCGACTCATAGTAACACAAGTAGATTCCGGTGCCGGTTATATCGGATGCCGTGACATCTGCGCCGTTAATGGTCGTTAGCGCCTGCGTGGAGCCGTTCGTGTCAAACACTACCGGCAACGTCCCGGTAGTACCAGCCGGGATAGGCTGGGCCAGACGGAACAAGATCAACCCGCTAAACGGGGCTGACAGGAACGGGTGATTGCGGAAGGAGAAACGAACGTTGGTCGTCCCGACCGTAACGCCCGTGCTCTCCAAACGTGGGATACCGTTCTTGTTCGCCATTATGAAAGGACTAATGAATGCCATAACTCTTTATTTTTAGGTTATTAACTCATTATCCCCATCCGTTGCCGAAGTTTCCCCAGTTACCGAGACCTAGGCCTAATCCGTACTGGGCGGCCACGCAAGTGGGTATGCCTACCACGGGGGAGTAAGGAACCTTTGCCACCTCCGGCTGGTTACACTCGATCTTGGCCAATCTTGAGCTCAAATCACCCAAGGCGTTACCTAGAGGGGCGGTCTGCGCCTGTAGAGTAGCGGCGAAATAGGCGTTCTGGTTGCTTTGGGAGATCTGTCCTTTCAAGGCTAGGTTCTCCGCCGTCAAGCGATCCATCTTGTCTTGTTGATACAAGTTCTTGAAATCACGAACCTCGTTGATGATATCACGGGTGTTCTGCAGACCTGAGTCACGGAGAGTCAACGTGTTGTTGTTCATCGTATTCACCAGCGTGTTTGTCTGGTTGCAGCTAGCCAATTGGTTCTCGTAGCCCATCTTAGTGATGTTGTTGTTAACCGTGCAGCAGCACTCGGCGATCTGGCTCAATAATTGATTGTTTCCACTTTGGACGGCGTTAATGATTTGTTGGGAACTCATGCCTACTTGGTTACCCACGCTCTGGATCTGTCCTTGGATCTGGCAGATAGCGTTTTGTAATTGTTGGGTTGAGCAATTCAAGGAAGATGACAATTGGCTGATAGCCGTTCCGTTTCCTTGGATAGCGTTCATCAACAATTCACGACCAGCGTCATTGTTCAATTGAGCCGGTAATCCGTTAGCCCCGTTGTTGCCGAAGCCGTTGCCACCCCAGCCTCCCCATACGAAGAACAGGAGGATGATCCAGATCCACCAGCAACCACCACCGCCCCAAGCGTCTTGATTGCCCTTATTGTTCATCAAAGCCGCTACCAAATTGGGGTCCAATGATTTTCCACCGCCACCCATCAAGCTCGGGAGAAAGGCCATGATGTCAAACTTACTTCCACCGGAATTACCTCCTTCGGGAGTACCGATAAAATAATTTCTATCCATTATCTTTAATTTTTGTCGTTAATCCGGCACCATTACCGGACACGACAAAAATCATGAGAAGGGCTTTGCTCCTAAAATAATGATTTGCTAGTCCTTTGCTAATTCATTGCTAATTTGTTGCTGATAAGTTATGAGCATCCAGCTACGATTGTATTTGCTAGGGAAAGTATTCCTTACGTAATTGACAGCCTGTCTCGTCAATCCCGTAAGCTCCGATATTACGGTATCCGTGTAGCCTTTCATCGTTAGATTCATTATGACAAGATTCCGTGCGTCAACGTACTTTTCTCTTTTACATGAGAACATCATTATAGGATCAACCCCACACACCTCACAGGCGATAGAAATAACCCTTCTGTAAAATTCCTCTACCTTACTCATAACTTTTTTATAGATTTTGTTAAACAAAATAACTCCACGTATGTTTTATAGGTACAAGCCCCGAAAAACATACATGGAGTTATGTCTTTCCTCCGGAAGGTAGAAGAGTTGGAGGAATAGGGGCTTTATTCAATACCCGCCCCTATGGGTATTACTCACCAGATCCTATAGAATCCTCCTATACCTACATAAGGTGATAGTCCATGCTTTCCGATCCCATAACCGGCTATCGCGCCGATTCCCCATCTACGGGGGGAGATCGTCTTGGTTATATACTCAGTCCTTCTATAAACCTCGATGTAGTCAAGATTAGGCTTATAGCCGGATATTGACAGCCGGTAATCATCCGTCTTGTACTCCTTTTGAGTTATGGGTACCGGAACATATACAGGTTCCTTTACCGTGTCACCGTCCAACGTGATATAAACAGGGAACGGCTCAGGTATTGTTTGTACCAGTGTCTCATAGACCGGGTACGGGATGCTGTCATGTATCGTATCCACCTTGGCGGACGTGTCGGTCTTGGATATCGAATCACTAGCCACATCCCCCCGGATATGGTAGCCAGCCGG